GTTTGCCGGCTACAGCGGACTTTATGTTTGCACTTATCTCTTCCGAAGAGCTTCAAAGACTCGGACAAATGATGGTCAAACAGCTAAAGAATCGTTACAATGATCCTACCTACAAAAAGAGGTTTGTGATTGGTGTTGATCGATCTAAGATGCGACTATATGATGTAGAAGACAGTGCACAGACTCTGACTGATGACACTCCTGTCTTCGATAACTCTGATACTGGTACTCGAATGTCCGATTTCTCTGATTTCAAGATGTAAAAAACTTGAAAAAAAATTACAAGTGATTGATAACACAATATAACTTTGTGCACTTTTTCCTTTACAATTCCATCAGATTGTGATATAATAGTATCATAAAATGGAAAAGGAAGGAAAAATCAAATGGGCAAAGTAAAGTCAAAGCTGATGGAACAACAAGACGATCTCTTCGAGATTGTTGACCTGGAAGACATCATCAGCGAATCCGAGTCATTCGAAGAGTTTGCATCCCGCGTCATGATCGAAGGTGGCGATGCTTACTACAACTGGGCTGCAAACTGCGGCATTCACACCGAACGCTTTATCATCACTGACCTTTGGAACGAGTACTGGAGCTAATCATGGAAAAGGCACTTCACGACTACATCATGGACCAACGCGCTGAGGCTGAAGAGTTCTCCAAACAGCCAGGCTGTTGGATGGGAATGATGGTCCATCCTTCGGACACAGATTACTGGAATGAGCGTGTTCCTTCCGGTACTCTGGCCGAGTTTCAGCGTATTGAGCTCATTGAGGATGCGTACTACATGACCGCTGATCATCACAGCAAGTCGTACGCTCGCTCATTGGACTTCCAGAGCTGGAGCGATGAGAAGCTCCTCGAGCATATTGAGTACATCTCAAGTATGGTCGATGCTTGTCGTGAGGCTGAGGAGGCTGCTAAGAAGTTGGAAGAGGCGCGCCTCGACCAGCTCGCAGCCGACATGAATGTCGACCGCGAAACACTTGATCGTTGGTTGGATGAAGACTATCCTGCTGAAGTTTTTCAACCAGCTAATGAACAACCTGAATACGAGGTGTACTAATGGATAGCGTATTCTTTCTTGAAGAAGGTGGTTGGGTTACACTTAAAGGTAAGACCCGCCACGGCAAGAATCGCATCAATCAACATGGCGAACGTTGGATGATTATCGAACTTCGTAATGGTAAGATGCTGGTTGAAAGCTCTCAAAAAACTGATAAGGGCGGCTTTGACTGGCGTTGGGTTGATCTTCATGATGACCAAAACTTTACTTGGAGTGCTATTGTATGAATATTGTAGAAGTTCGTGGTGGAAATAGATTTCAGCGTGATATTGCCGAAAAGGTAGTATCATATATGATCAAAAGACTTATGCCACGACATCGCACTCTTGATATCCTTGTAGAGATACGGGACATCAAAAGCGATGCCGTTGGTTTTTGTATGATGCAAGAACGAAAGCGTGAGTTTGAAATTGAAGTTGACAAGAAACAGTCTATTGCTGGGTTTGTTACCACCATTGTTCATGAAATGATCCACGTTAAACAGTGGGTTCGTAATGAAATGGATGACGGCTGTTCTGGTCAAATTGCACGTTGGAAGTCGAAAAAGATTCCAGCCAACACAGATTACTTTGATTTACCTTGGGAAAAAGAAGCTTATAGGTTGCAAGATAAGTATTCTCTTGAAATTTGGGAGAACGAAATTATATAAATATACGTATCTGAACTTTAATAAATGGCGAGAAATATGGACGTAGGATCAGTTGAACTTGAGCTTAAAAAGCTAGGATACGAAATAAAGAAAATTCAAGGTAACAATATCGATTTTATCGCCGCTGATAGAGTTGGTGCTCTTCAGGACCTTGCAACAAGATTTAGAGGTAGATATAACCCAACGGGTGGTCAGTCCTCTATTGGTCGTACTGAGTTACCTGGTGGTGTAAAACTAAATGCCAAGCCAAAAGGTGGTGGATCTGGTGCTGGATCAGATGTTACAGCTGCCGCTGAATCTCTACAATGTTTATATTGCGCACTTCATTTTAACGGTAAGCCATTTATCTTTAGAGAACTTGGAAGTGTAAGAAGATTTTTTAAGGTTGATGCGCGTCTTAAGGCTATGGAAGCGCTCCCTGAAGACTGGTACAAGTCATGTATGACTACTGCCGAAACACTCAAACTAAAATATCCTAGTAAGAGATATACATTCCATAGAGGTTCAAGGTGGGTTAATCGTCTTGAGACTCATTGGAAAAATCTAAATAGAAAAGAAAAGCTATTTGCTAACCTGAATAAATGGTCACCAGCTGACATCTATATGGTATCACCTGTTGGTGAACGTATCGACTTTACCAAGGCTGAAAGCATTATGGAATTGAATACCATGATGATGAAAGCTATTGAGTCACAAGATGTTATTGGCGTATCACTAAAAAAGGTTGGAGCTCGTGCTTCATTCTCTTTGAAAAATGTGGATGATGATAGGCCAAGTTACAAATATGAAGGTGTGACTATTGGTAAGAAAAGCTTTTTCAATTCACAAGATTCATACCTTCGATTTGAAGGTGGTGAGATTCAGTTTAGAAAGTTTGGATCTACCTGGCAGGGTGAAATCAAAGGTAAGACAGCTAATATGGGTAAAATCTCAGGTGGCCCACTTAATACTCTTATGAGACAACGTGGCCGTGTCTTAATTCCACAGGCTGATGTTACAGAAAAAACCGATAATTTGATGGACCTATTCTATAAGTACTATAATTACTTTGAAGGTGGAATGGAACGCAAAGCCTTTGAAGAAGCAACTGCAGGTCATGATATGAATTGGTGGGTTTCAAAGTTTTTATCGGCTCAGTTCGTATACGAAGTAGCTCAAATGAGTAAGGATGATCAAGACGCATTGGTATCATCTATGATTGGTTACGCCTCATCACAGTCAGAAATGTCTGGCCCATATGCAAAGGTAGAATAATGATTAAGAGTTTTTCAACACACGTATTGAGTGAAGAAAAAAATACACATATGACTCACATCGAAGATCAGGTGATCTACGGTGGAGTGAAAGGAGCAAGAGATGCAATTCTTGCACTTCGTTCGTTGAGGGATATGTTAGCAGGTAACGCTTCAAAGTCAGTCGACGTCACAGTAAAATGGGATGGCGCGCCAGCGGTCTTTGTTGGTAAAGATCCAAGCGATGGTAAGTTCTTTGTAGCGAAAAAAGGGGTCTTCAATAAGAATCCAAAAGTGTATAAGTCGCATGCCGATATTGATGCTGATACTTCCGGAGATCTCTCAATTAAACTAAAGGCCGCCTTTGACGCAATGAAGACTGCAAACATCAAAGATGTTATTCAAGGTGATATTATGTATGTTAAAGACGATCTTAAAAAGGAAAAGATCGATGGACAAGAATATATCACCTTCCACCCGAATACTATTGTTTATGCTGTCCCTACGGCTACACCAGCAGCGAAGGAAATTAGCCGGGCGAAAATTGGAATCGTCTGGCACACGACCTACAAAGGAGCGTCCTTCGAAGAAATGAGGGCGTCATATGGTGTTGATATGAAACAATTGAATGGTTCAAAGGGTGCCTGGAATCAGGATGCTCGTTTAAGAGATCTTTCTGGTACAGTCACACTGACTAAAAAAGATACTGAGGAAGTCACTGCCGCTCTGAGTAATGCTGGTAAAATCTTTAGAAAAATTGCATCAACTACTTTGAAACAAATCGAGCAAAACCAAGAGTTTGCTAGGATGATTGAGACACATAATAACACCTTTGTGCGTCGTCAAGAAAAGGTAGTAAATACCAGAGCCCATGTTGATAGCCTCATTAAGTTTATCAACGATAAATATGGTAAAGAAATAGACAAACGTAAAAGTGCTGCTGGCAAACAAGCCCAGATAGCCAAAAGAGATGAAGTATTAAAATTCTTTTCAGCAAAGAATAAAGCAAATCTTAAATTGATTTTTGATCTGCAAAATGCTATTGTCGATGGGAAACAAAAAATTATAAATAAACTAAATAAGCTAGGTTCAATTGATACCTTTGTGAAAACTAGACGAGGTTATCAGGTAACAGGCGTAGAAGGCTTTGTTGCTATTGATAAACTCAAAGGTGGAGCAGTTAAGTTAGTCGACCGTATGGAATTCTCGGCAAACAACTTCTCTCCTGATGTGATAAAAGGCTGGGACACACCATCCCGATCCTAATGGAAAGAGCGGAAATGTTAAGTTTTAGAAATTACATACCTGTACATGAAGAAGCGGTGGTTGAGGCACTCACCATCCAGCAACGCATGAAAAAGAAACAGGCTATGCGTAGAAATAAAGCAAAGATTGCTATGGGTCGCAAAAGAGCGGCACGTAAGATGGCATCCGCCGAAGTCCTCCAAGGTCGGGCTAAGAAACAAGCTAAGAATATCATTATCAAAAAGATTCTGAAAAACCGAACTAAGGGCGACTTATCTTACGGATCAAGAGCAGCTTTGGAGAAAATGGTAGCAAAACGTAAAGTTGCTATTGATCGTCTCACAAAAAAACTCCTTCCAAAAGTAAGACAAAAGGATCGCACTAAGCTACGTAATAAAGGGTAGTTTTATGCAATTCAAAAGTTTCACCCAATACGTAACCGAAGAAACTAAAGCCATCACCGTGGCTTGGGGTCGTTTCAACCCGCCTACTATCGGTCACGAAAAGCTAATGAAGACCGTTGAGAAATCAGCTCAAGGTACATTTAGAATCTATACTTCACAAACATATCAAAATCAAAAAGATGGTGATGGGTACTACAAAGACCCACTTCCATATAAAGATAAAGTCAAAGTAATGCGTAAGATGTTTCCTAAGTATGCTAGGAACATTATGTACACACCAAAGATTCGTACTATGTTTGATCTTATGACTGCTTTGTATAAAGAAGGTTTTACACAAGTAAATCTTGTGGCTGGCTCAGATAGAGTCAGAGAATATGAAACAACACTCAATAAGTATAATAATCAAAAAGGACGACATGGCTTTTATAACTTTGAAGGTGGAGTGAATATTATCTCTGCTGGTCAAAGGGATCCAGATGCCGATGGCGCCTCAGGTATGTCAGCCTCTAAGCTACGTAAGTATGCTGCTGCTGGCGACCTTAAGAATTTCTCATCAGGTCTTGTGTCTACTTATAGTGACGGCCAAAAGCTGATGAATATGGTCCGTAAAGGTATGGGCCTCAAAGAAACTTACGAATACAGACAACACATCCAATTAGCTCCAGTATCAGAAGAAAGAGAAGCCTATATCAAAGGTGACCTTTTTGCTGAAGGAGACTTAGTTGTTGTCAAAGAAAATGATCAAATTGGTACCGTTCTTTTCTGTGGTTCAAATTATGTACTAGTAGAAATGAATGGTGGTAAATTCCGTAAATGGTTAAGTGATGTTGAACGTCTTCCTGATGAAATGCAAGAGGGAAGAGAAGATCCAGACATTGGACATAAGAAAGGTTCACAACCGTCCATTTACCATAAGGGCCTGTCTAAATCTACCAAACAAAAAAGAGATGCCCATTTCAAAAAAGGTGCTGCTAAAGACGATGATGATCCATCGGCCTATAAACCTGCACCTGGTGATAAGACAGCCAAGACAAAGCCATCCAAACATACTAAAAAGTTCAAGCAAATGTATGGCGAAAAAATGAATCAAGACAGAGCTAAAGCCAAAATCGAAAGAGAAAAAGAAGCTGATAAGCGCAAACACGATCGTATGATGGATAGAGCTCGTATGAGAGACACAATTAGTAAAAATAGGAGCACCACATGAAATCGTTTAATAATTTCATTAAAGAGGATGCCACTTCAACAGCATTGAAAAAGAAAGCCGAAAAGTCTGGCATGCCAGTTGGTATCCTAAGAAAAGTTTATAACCGTGGAGTAGCAGCTTGGAGAACAGGTCATAGACCAGGTACAACTGCAGCTCAGTGGGGAATGGCACGGGTCAATTCATTTACTACCAAGTCTTCCGGTACTTGGGGTAAGGCCGACAAGGACCTTGCGGCAAAAGTAAGAGGAAGCTAAAATGAACAAACTTAACGAAAAAAAGATAGTTGATACTAAAGCTTATGATGCCTATAAGAAACATTGTAAGTCTACAGGCTGTGATGATGACTCAGTACGTATGTGCTGCGATCAGCCAAATCTTCTTGTATGTAAAAGACTTATGAAAGATAAGAAAATGCAAAAGGCTGTTGCGCTTTACAAAAAAGCTATGGGCATAAAAGAAGATGTGCGGTCGGCTGATAAAAAACCAGAAACTTATAGGAAGGCAGACGGTAAAATGGGAACAAGAATGGTACCTACAGATCGTAAAGTTGTAAGTGAAAAAGAGTTTAAGCCTCATATGATGTACGACCCTAAAACAGGTAAAGGCTACAAAGCCAATAAGCCTGAAGATCATGAGAAAATGAAAAAGATGGGTTATACTCATGAGAAGCCTGATATGAAAGAAGCTATGACTCCAGCTCAAAAAGCTGCTCATGCAAAAGCACTTGCTGACTTCAAAAAGCGTGGTGGTAAAATTACTAAACTTCCACCGGGTAAAGCTGCCGGCTATCACGGTAAAGACGATCCAGGCCATGGTGTACATGGTATGCTTAAAAAGCCTGATACAAATAAGTTTGGAACAAAGAAAAAGGTGAAATCAATGGGAGAAGGATTAAAAACATTCTGGGACCTCAGATCCGAGTTAGTCGAATACATGGGCGGCGGCGGAATGAGTGGATTCCAAGGGCAAGCTAATAGAAACAAGTATGGTCATCCACATGGTGTTAATCCACATCACCACGATGCACATGCTACAGCAGCGTACAAGAGTGGTATGAGATCTAAGTCAGCCATTGTTAAACATGTTGAGAAAGAGACTGGCCAGAAGATTCATCCAGATGTACACGCAAAGATTCATAACACACCAGGTATGAAAGACTAATGCAAAGCTTTCGTGAATATTACGAAATTGGTACCGATGCTTACACTAAGCATACCAAGAAGATGACACCTGGCCAAATCCAGGCATCTAGCTGTGGTACCAAAAAGAAAGTAAATGAAGGCGAAGGCAAATATAAAGGTGAAACTTGGGAACAAGGTTATAAACGTAGAGTTGTAAAGACCAGTGATCCTGAGCATAAAGAAAAAGGCTATAAGTGGAGAATCAAAGGTAAAGAAAGACCGAATATCTCTATTAAGCTATATAAGGAAAAGCCATCACAGGCAGAATATAACAAACAAATGAGAAGGGTAGCAGGACATGAGTTTGGTGGATAAGTTTAATAAATTTAGATTAGAACAGATTGATGAGGCCTGTGAAGACTGCACCCTGTACGAAGATTTGCAGGTTGAAGCTGCTGAATATAAGGGTCGTAAGGTCAAATTGAATGATCCCTCACGGTCAAGTGATGGTAAGAAAAAGTTTTACGTCTATGTCAAAAACGAAAAAGGTAATGTAATTAAGCTGGGCTTTGGTGATCCAAATATGGAGATCAAAAGAGATGATCCAGCAAGAAGAAAAAATTTTAGAGCTCGCCACAATTGTGACAATCCTGGTCCAAAGTGGAAAGCTCGTTACTGGTCATGCTATCAGTGGAGAGCTGGTGCTAAGGTAGATAACTAATGGCGGATAATACACACACAAGATTAGACAGAATTGAAGAGAAGCTGGATAAGCTTGCCGACGCCATGATTGCAATGGCCAGAGCAGAGGAGAAAATAAACGCATTGCAAGACGATCACGACAAGATGTATGAACGTATCAATCGTCTAAGTGCAAAGTTAGACGATATAGATAAAAAAGTAGATGAGAATTCGCGGACAGTTCAGTTTATCCACAGACTGTTCTGGATCTGTATTGTAGCCGCAGCCGGCGCAATAGCAACTAACGTGTGGATGTAATAGGAGAAGCCAAATGTCATTAGACGAACGTTTAAAGAGTGTGGCTCAGGCTTATCTGAGCATGCACGAAAAAGTGGAATTCGTAATTCCCGAGGAAGTACCTGCCAATGAACGTACTGCGTTTCATGGTGCAGCCGCTGCAGCTCATAAAGCTGGTAAGAAGTCATTCTCATTCGGTGGTAAAACCCACCCTGTGACTATGAAAAAAGACACAGCAAAGGCAATTGCCGATGATAAGAATGAAGGTGTTGAAATTGAAGTCGATAAAGACTCTGAAGCATCACCTGAAATGAAGACCAAGCCAGCTGACGGCAAAAAGAAAATGAAGGTGAAGAAAAAGGACGATAAGGAAGACGCTAAAGAAAAAGGCGAAACCGAAGTCCAAGCAGAAGGTGTTGATACATCTCCAGCCGGTAATAGCCCAGCAGCTAAAGCCATGGCTGCCAGAGATGCTGAAGCTCTTGATCAGGCCAAGAAGGATACTAAAGCCGATAAAAGGCGTGATGAAGATAAGCAAGACGGCACTAACGCCGTTAAGGAATCACCAAAGAGACATAATGACTCTAAGGTGGGTGAAAAGGTAATGAAAAAATTTAAGGATATGAGGTAAATTATGGTAAACAAACCTGGATGGCTTGCGGATTCGGTAGCACGTGCTGATGGCTACTATAGTCCAAAAGGTGAAAAATTAAAAGGTGAAATGTTAACTCCTGAGCAAGTGGCTGAATGGAATGGCGAAGCTGCTCCTGTAGCTGAAGAACCAAAGGTCGAAATGATCCTTGAAGCTCCGGTTGACATGGAAAATCTTGAAGACATGTCAAAAAGAGAACTTGAGCAAGTGGGCAGAGCACATGGTATTGAGCTTGACCGCAGGGAAAAGAAAAGTTCACTTATTGACCAATTAAAAGAAGTAATGGACTAATCATCTGGGGTAAATAGGTTATATGAGTAACCTATAACTTTGGATGACAACCTATGAAACTATTTGATGAATTGAACGAAGACAATTGGTCGCTATATGCGTCACATCATTATAAAAACGTTCAATGTACAAGCGTAGAAGAATTTTATGATGACCTGCAGAGATTTAAGTATCTTAAACGGCTATTCAAAAGGTATTCTAATAATGGTGATTTACAAGAACGTTTGATACTAAATCATATTATTGTTTTGGCAAATGTATTTGGTATTGAAGCTGCGAAAAAGATGTTATTCTACAAAATAGAAAAACAGCACTATCCAGCTTTAAAAACGTTCTTGGTCTTCCTCAATTATTTGAAGGAAGAAGAATATGTGGAACTACCACTCGATAATAGAGTGGTGAAGATATTAAGGAAGATCTGATGGGAATCGTATCTAGAGCAGCAGACGTATACTATACGTTTAAGTTTATCAAAACACTTGTCACTAAGTGGGAAGATATGCCTGCGTACGAGCTAGGTATTGTTGATGAAAACGGCAAATACATTTGGGACAAAAGTAAGCAAATGTCATCTGAAGAAAAAGATGCTTACACAGTCTTCCATCGTTTAGTTTTTAATATCAAAAGACTTTTAGAAAAAGTTCCATTTGGCCGTACACGTTTGGCTTCTTATGCGGCTGCTCTCTTTCTTTTAAGAGAACAAACTGGTATGACAGAAGAACAATTGGCCAATGCTTTAGACGAAGCTGGTATTGATATTGATTCTTTCTTACCAGAAGAAACACAATGGAACATACAAGAAGATTCAGCTCTGTCGCCAGGTATCTATGTACTGGTAAATGACATGCCTAGTATTACAACAGGTGATGTTATTTACCGTGCAGGAACTAAAGTTTCTGTGGCAGAAAATTCAAAACCTATTGGCTCTGTCTTTGGAGAAAATATATATAGTATACGACACATGGGAACAAAGACAGATCTATACGTAGCAGCATCGGATATTCACAGATGAAAAAATTTAGCTTTTGGGTAGATGCCTGTTGGGATGGATATAAACAGGTCGGTATGAAGAAAAAGGGAAACAAAAGAGTTCCCAACTGCGTGCCCGAAGACGCGCCCGCTAACGCTGTTGCTCATGGTGGGGTTGATATGAACCCTACTGGTCGTCCTCGTAAGATGGATAAGAGAATGAGGTATCATCCTGATTCGATGTTCAGAAGAACAAAGAAAATCACTGATGGTGCAATTGACAAAATTTTACAGAAAAGGATGAAATAAATGCTATCAATTTTAGGGTCATTGCTTGGCTTTGCCGGTTCTGCGGCACCAGCAGTTATGGACCATTTCAAAACAAAGCAGAACAACAAATTAGAACTTGACAAAATGAGGTTGGCAGCCGAACTTCGTAAGGAAGGCTACGACTATGACATGAAAATGTTTGATAAGCAGGCAGCAGATAATGAACATCAGCGCCTTATCGATCATGACACTACAATTTCAAAATCAACAGGATTCATTGCTGGTCTACAGAAGTCGGTAAGACCAGTAATCACATATGCCTTCTTTGGTTTATTTGCTACCATCGAAGTCACTTTACTTATGAATGCTCTAGAAATGGGTACGCCATTTAATGAAGCTGTGACCTTGTTATGGGATGAAGATACTAAAGCAATCTTTGCTGCTATTATCTCGTTCTGGTTTGGTTCCCGTGCTATTGATAAAGCACGAGCAAATCAAAAATAACTGTTTACAATTTCAATCAGTTGTGATATAATTATATCATAATTGAACAAGTGGAGTAGTCAATGAACAACCAAATCATGGTAACCAAAAGAAACGGCCGTGGCAAAGAGCCGTTTGATTTAGAGAAAGTACACAAAGTACTCGAATGGGCTACCAATGATATTTCAGGCGTATCAATCTCAGAAATCGAACTGAGATCTAATATCCAATTGTACGACGGTATCAAAGCTTATGACATTCATGAGCTTTTAATTAAATCTGCCGCCGAACTTATTAGTGAGGATACACCTAACTATCAGTATGTAGCAGCTCGGCTTATTAACTATAAGTTGCGCAAAGAAGTCTATGGCCAATACGAGCCGTGGGTATTTAAGCATGTCATCGAAAAGAATATTGAACGTGGTGTCTATGACCCATTGATTCTTGATTTGTATTCTGATGAAGAGCTTGATAAACTCAATAGCTATATCAACCATAAACGAGATGATGACTTTACCTATGTAGGTATGGAACAATTTCGTGGTAAGTATCTGGTCCAAGATCGTAGCACCAAAAAATGCTTTGAGACTCCACAAGTACTTTACATGATGATATCTGCCTGGTTGTTTGCAGACTATCCACAAAATGAACGACTCAAATGGGTCAAGGATTATTATGATGCAATCTCACAATTCTACATATCTCTCCCAACTCCAATCATGGCTGGACTACGCACTAACACACGGCAGTACAGCTCTTGTGTCCTTATTGAATCAGGGGACAGTCTCGATTCCATTAATGCTACTAGCACTAGCATTGTTCGTTATATTAGTAAGAAAGCTGGTATCGGTATTGGTAGTGGTAGCATTCGTGCTCTTGGTTCTCGAATTCGAGACGGAGATATTGTCCACACTGGACTCATTCCTTTCCTCAAATACTTCCAATCAGCTGTCAAATCTTGCTCTCAAGGTGGAGTAAGAGGTGGTGCAGCCACAGTGTATTTCCCATTGTGGCATTTGGAATTTGAAAATCTTGTTGTGTTGAAAAACAATAAAGGTACTGAGGAAACACGCGTAAGACAAATGGATTACGCGTTTCAACTGAACAAACTCATGTATGAACGTCTTCTTACTGGTGGTGATATTACTTTCTTTTCGCCCAATGATGTTCCTGGACTATATGACGCATTCTATGCAGATCAAGATAAGTTTAAAGAACTGTACGAAAAGTATGAAAAAGACTCATCAATTCGTAAATCAACTCTTCCAGCACTAGAGGTGTTTACTCAGCTATTAACCGAAAGAAAAGATACAGGTCGCATTTACATTATGAATGTTGACCACGCAAATGACCACGGTTCGTTTGATCCTAAACAGGCTCCTATTCGTATGAGTAACCTCTGTTGTGAGATCGATTTACCTACCAAGCCGTTAAACTCGGCTGATGATCCTGATGGTGAGATTTCTCTTTGTACTTTGTCGGCTATCAATTGGGGGTTAATCAATGAGCCAAAAGAATTCGAAAAATACTGTACACTCGCTGTTCGTGCACTTGATGCACTGCTTACGTTCCAAGACTATCCCGTTGCGGCGGCTTTCGAGAGCACTATGGCACGGCGCCCGCTGGGAGTGGGAATTATTAACCTGGCATATTTCCTTGCTAAACGAGGACTTACGTACGGGGAAGAAGCACTGCCAATTATTGACGAATATGCTGAAGCGTGGAGTTACTACCTCATTAAAGCGTCTGCGGATCTTGCCGAACAGCAAGGACCATGCGGAAAGTCAAACGAAACAAAATATTCATTAGGGTTATTTCCAAAGGATACCTATAAGAAAGAAGTGGATGACTTGGTTAAACACAAAGAGCGTATGCCTTGGAAATCTCTAAAGAAACAAGTGTTGAAACACGGTATTCGTAATTCAACCTTGATGGCACTTATGCCAGCAGAAACATCTGCACAAATCTCTAACTCAACAAATGGTATTGAACCACCAAGAGCTCTTGTGTCGTTTAAACAGTCAAAAGACGGCGTAATGGCACAAGTTGTTCCAGGTTATTATCATTTGAGGAATAAATATGATTTACTATGGGATCAGCCAAATCCCGAAGGTTATCTAAAAATCTGTGCTGTCTTGCAAAAGTATATTGACCAAGGTATCTCGGTCAACACTTCATATAATCCAGAGAAGTTTGAAGACGGTAAGGTTCCTATGTCACAGATGATCACCGATCTTGTGACGTTCTATAAGTATGGTGGCAAACAGTTGTATTACAATAACACCTTTGATGGTGCAGGCGAATACAAAGAAGAAGTAGAACTGCCAATGGCAGAAGTTGATGATGAATATTGCGAAAGCTGCGTAATTTAGAGAGGAAAACATGTCAGTCTTTAAACAAAAAACTAAGTCTCATATGGAATCAAAGATGTTCTTTGACGAGGCAGTGGATATTGCACGTTATGATATGCTTAAGTATCCACAACTTGATAAAATCACAGATAAGATGCTGGGCTTCTTTTGGCGCCCAGAAGAGGTAGATGTATCTAAGGACAGATCTGATTTTGCTGATCTGACTGAGCATGAAAAACATATTTTTACGTCCAACCTTAAGAGACAAATCCTGTTGGATTCAGTCCAAGGTCGTGGACCAACAGAAACTTTGATGCCAATTGCTTCGGTGCCTGAGCTTGAGCCATTGGTACAAACATGGGCCTTTATGGAAACTATCCATAGTCGCTCATATACACATATTATTCGTAACGTTTATCCTAACCCATCAGCTGTTTTTGATACAATGCTTGATATCGATGAAATTGCTGATTGCGCCAAGGATATTAGTGGGTATTACGATGAGTTTATTGAATATAGTAAATGGCACAGCCTGCTAGGGCCTGGTATTCATAAAGTTAATGGTATTACGAGAGAAGTGGACACTTATGAACTAAAAAGGAAACTCTGGTTGGCTCTCAATTCAATCAATGTTTTAGAAGGAGTACGATTCTATGTTTCGTTCGCGTGTTCATGGGCTTTTGCAGAGCTTAAAAGAATGGAAGGTAACGCAAAGATTATTAAATTTATTGCAAGGGATGAAAACACTCATCTTGCAGCTTCCCAAACGATTATTAAAACTCTTCCAAAAGAAGATGATGATTTTGCAAAAATTGCTAATGAAATGGAAGAACAAGTAGTCGATATGTTTAAGTCAGCCGTAGACCAAGAAAAGGTTTGGGCTGACTATCTTTTCAAAGATGGTTCCATGATTGGTCTAAATGCTAAATTGTTATATAGTTATATTGAGTGGATTGCAAACAAACGCATGAAAGCTCTTGGCTTACCATCACCATATCAAGTACCACAGGCCAACCCACTTCCATGGACGGAAAAATGGATTGGTGGCGGTAACGTACAGGTTGCACCTCAGGAAACTGAAATTAGCTCGTATGTTATTGGTGGTGTTAAGCAAGACGTTAGCAATGATCTATTAAAAGGAATGAGTCTGTAATATGAAAATCGATGTTTATACTCGCTATGAGCCGCCATGTAGCTATTGCATGGCGACCAAAGCATCACTCCATAGTAAGAATATGGAGTTCAATGAATTCGTAGTTGGCAAAGACTTGTCAACGGATGAGTTGAAAGAAAAGTTTCCACTGGCACGCACCCTGCCCGTTATTATGGTTGATGGGAAATACATAGGTGGATATAACGAGTTGATGAATCATCTTCTCGGTAATGCTGTCAGCGGGATGAGTTTATGATAGAATGCTTTTCTTGTAAATGTAAATTCAAAATCCAGTTTGATGATGAAGACCAGGAAGTAATCTTCTGTCCCTCGTGTGGTGAAGAAATGCTTGAAGAGATAAATATCTCTGAAGGGCATATTATTTACGACACAGGCGAAGAAGAGTGGGAATGACTTGGTACTATGAAGATAAACCATATGATGACACACCGGATGAATACCAAGGATTCGTGTATGTTATCACAGAATTGGATACAAATAAGAAATATCTCGGTAAAAAGAACTTTTGGAAGCCGAAGGTACTACCAAAAAATTCAAAGCGAGCTAGAAGAGTCCGGACACGGACAGAATCTGACTGGCGAGAATATTATGGATCAAATAAGGAACTTCAACTACTCGTTGAGTCCAGAGGGGAAAGTAATTACAAAAGAGAAATCATACGACTCTGCAAGACAAAAGGAGAAATGTCCTACTTTGAAGCAAAAGCTCAGTTCGATAATGGAGTCCTTTTTTCCGATGAGTGGTACAACGAGTTCATAGGCTGTAAAATACATTCTCGCCATATTAAGGGTTTACAATCAGACGAAAGTGTGTTATAATATAAGCATGAATGATAAAGGAAATAACGTTATACCGTTCCCAACTAAGACTGTTGAAAAATGGTCTCAGGAGCAGTATGATCTGGAAACGACACACTATATCATTAATGCTGTCACCGAGGAGTTAGAAGACCTTGGTTATGATATTGATACTGACCAACGCAAAAAAGATATGACTGTACTAGCAAATCTTTTATATGCGTCTTTCCAAAGAGATCATGAGTTCAACGAGCACATATTCCACTTTGTGCTTGATGAATGTCATAATATGGTCGAAGAAGCCAAGCAATATATGAGACAGCTTGAGCAACAAGATGATGAACTAGATAATGAGGACCCCTCCAATGATAATCGTAGACTATAATGCTATTGCAATTGCTGGTGTAATTACACAAAAAATGCAGATTGACGAACATCTTATTCGTCATATGATTCTCAATACAATTCGTATGTACAATAAAAAGTTTCGTAATGAATATGGCGAAATGGTTATTGCCTGTGATCATTCCTCTTGGAGGCGGGAAGTCTTTCCACAGTACAAAGCATCACGTAAGAAAGGCCGTGAAGAATCTAGCCTAGATTGGAATGAGATCTTTCGTATCATTAATCAGGTGCGGGAAGAAATCCGTGATAACATGCCATACAAGGTTATCCATGTAGAACGCTGTGAGGCTGATGACATTATTGGCACATTAGTATATGATACTCAAGAGTTTGGTCGTCATCAAAAGGTTATGATTATCTCAGCCGACAAAGACTTTATTCAACTGCATAAGTTTGATAATGTCCGTCAATATAGCCCAATGCAAAAGAAGTTTGTTGAACATGATAATCCAAGACTATACGCCCTTGAACATGTACTCAAAGGCGATAGTGGTGATGGTGTACCAAACGTACTTAGTGAAGATAATGTCTTTGTTGAAGGTATCCGTCAAACACCAGTCACTCAGAAAAAGATTGATGCCATCTTGGCAGATCTAGATGATGGTGAATTGCTTTATGCAGCTTCTTGGTATAGGAACTATCAACGCAATGATACTTTAATTAATCTTGCAAATACTCCTAAAGAGCTCAAGGAAGAGATTATAAATAAGTTTGAGATTCCGGCTCAACGTGGGCCAGGAAAAGTACTAAACTACTTTGTAAAGAATCGTTGTAAAATGTTAATTGAATGTATTGAGGACTTTAATAATGGCTAAAGAAAAAACAGTTAGTAATATGACTCTTAAAGAAGTTCTTGATTTAGTAGCTGAGGCTCCATCCAGAGCTGAAAAATCAAAACTTCTTCTCAAATACGATAGCAAGGCATTAAGGAATTTGCTTAAAGCAGCCTTTGATGATACTATTGTATTCAAAATGCCGAAAGGCGCACCGCCTTATGAACCAGCCGATACCAGAGTTGTGAATCCGGCCGCTGTTCAAAGAGCTACAAAGCAAATGGGTTACTTTGTAGAAAATGGTTTATCACCAAATATGATGCAGCCAAAAAGAGAAAAGATGTTTATGAACTTTCTCGAAACGATGCATCCAGATGATGCTGAGTTACATATTGCAGCAAAAGATAAGAAGTTTTCTATTCCTACACCACTCTTCAAAGGTGTGACAAAAAAGCTAGTCCAAGAGACTTGGCCGAATTTGATCAAAGAATAAATACAATTATGATCGACGTAAGTACATCATATATCGCAGCCTGTCAAGACAACCGTCTTGCAGGCTTTTTTTAACTCAAAGAAAAGGAGACGTACTATTTCGCTAACATCTAACCTGAGTAAAAGGAGAAAAGATTTGCGGGGCTCCCAAATAGAACGGTTAAAACGAGATTCTAGAGAACTCAAACATTACATGAAAAAGATGGAAAAGAGAGGCGATAAAAACTTAGTACACAAACTCAAAACGAAATATGAATATCTTAATTCTAAAATTGAAGAAGTTGAATTGGATATTGCAGTTTAGGGTTTACAACCTATTGAAAATGTGTTATAATATACGTATATGATGAGGAATTGATATGAATATTTTTATACTAGATGAAGATCCAGTTGTTGCAGCTCAAATGCAATGTGACAAACACGTGGTCAAGATGATCGTGGAATCAGCTCAAATGCTGAGTACGGCCCATCGAATGCTTGACGGCAAGATGATTATGAAGCCCTCAAAGTCTGGAAAGCGTATGGTCAAGTATTACGACCTGTATGAGGGTGCCGATGATCTGGAAGCTGAATTGTTATTCTATAAGGCTGTACACCACGGCCATCCGTGTACTGTATGGACCATGGAATCTTCTGAAAATTACAAATGGCATTGGGAACATTTCTATGCGCTATGTAAAGAATACGAGTATAGATATGGTAAGACCCATGAAACAGAACGAAAGCTGCTTTGGCCGCTTCAAAACTTACCAAGGAACATTCCTAAATCAAATCAAATGACACCATTCAAACTTGCTATGAAGTCAAACCCTGAGTGTTTCTTCTACAATGATCCTGTTCGCTCTTACCGAGCATTCTACCATACCAAGCAGGATCGTTTCAAAATGGTATGGACTAAAAGACCAGAACCTGATTGGTGGAACCAAGAACTGAAAGAGATGAAAAATGGAAAGATACTGGGCATACATGAAACGCCGAATGAAAGAGCAGGATGAGCTCGAAGGCATCAATTGCAACTTTATGCTACCAAGTGAAATGGCCCGTCGTATTAAGGCCTTAGAAAAACGTATTGAGGAATTAGAGAATGCCAACGTACCGGTTCAGGAACAAGACAACGGGTGAAGAGTTTGACCACTTTGTCAAAATGGATGACAAAGAGGCTTATATGAAAGAAAACAATCTGGAGTCAGTAATTGTTCCAGTTGGTTTTGTTCATCAACCTGGCAGTCACCTTCCAGTAGATAATGGCTTTAGAGAAGTGCAGGACAAAATTGCACAAACTCACAGAGCCCACAATATGAAAAGACATTAATATGAGTAGCCTGAAACTAAGATTAGAAGATATGTATGACGTTGAGCCAGTTACACCTAATCAGAAAAAAGTGTGTGACGCTTACGATGCAGGAGACTCTATTGTTATGGCTGGCTCTGCCGGCACAGGTAAAACTTTTATGGCGTTGTCACTCGCGCTAGAGGATGTCCTTGATAAGGAAATGTCCTATGATAAAGTAGTGATCGTACGGTCAATTGTACCAACTAGAGATATCGGCTTTCTTCCAGGTGATGAGGAAGAAAAGAAAGACGCTTATACAGGTCCATATAGATCTATTTGTGCGGAGCTTTTTCAAAACGCTGACGCATGGACCAAGCTTAAAAATGCTGGTACAGTCGATTTTATTTCGACCTCATTCATCAGAGGCTTGACCATCCAAAATGCTATCATCATTCTTGATGAGATGCAAAACTTAACCTTCCATGAACTTGACTCAATAATTACACGCGTAGGAGACAATTGTAAGTTTATTATGTGTGGTGATTATTATCAATCAGACTTTTCCAAAGAATCTGACCGGACAGGGATACTTAAATTCCTGTCTATTATTGAACAACTAAGAAACTTCACAGTTGTAGAGTTCGGTTGGGAAGATATCGTGAGATCGGACTTTGTCCGGGATTACATAATGACTAAGGAAATGTTACAAATCAGATAGGGAGCTACTCCGATGGCTAAATATACTCGCTGGGATCCAAAGAACAAAAAAGCCGGAAGAAAGAAAAATAGATCAAAACTTGGATTAACCAGTCGATTCGGAAACATATTGAACAAAGAACTAAAAAATGACCTTCAAACACTTAAACAAAAAGTTGGATTACGATGATCTACTTGCCGAAACTACAGCCAATGGGCGATTATATACCACACCTTCTGGTGCTAGGTATCCATCAATTACCACAGTTCTGAGTATTCTCAGTGAAGACGGAATACGAGCGTGGAGACAAAGAGTCGGTGAAGAGGCCGCCAATCGCATTAGCACTAGAGCTGCTAATCGCGGGACTGCTGTACATAGCATTATTGAACGATATTTAGATAATGAGGAAAATTATGCAGACGGTTTTATGCCAAATATTATCCAGAATTTTACTGATCTTAAATCCGTATTGGATGAGAACCTGGATAACATTAGGGCTCAAGAAGTACCTTTATATTCTGATCACTTACGGCTCGCTGGGCGAGTTGATTGTGTGGCTGAGTTTAATGGCGTTCTTAGTATCGTAGATTTTAAGACGTCACGCAAACTGAAAAAGAAAGAATGGATTACGAATTACTTTGCACAAGAAGCAGCTTATGCTATTATGTGGGAAGAAAGAACGGGTGAGCCAATTACTCAATTGGTCACCTTAATCACTGTGGACGACGAACAACCACAAGTGTTTATTGAGCATAGAGATAACTGGACTGAATTGTTACTTAAAACAAGAGATGAATATGAAAGAAGAAAACTCTTTGGCCACTGAAGCCAAACATAACATAGAGATCTGTTGCCAAACCTTATGTGACAAAGAAACAGTTATTGATTATATTAAACAACTCGAAGAAGAAAACAAAAATCTAAAAAGACAACTAGGTCTTCTTCAACCAACCTCATAGGAGAAACTTATGCTGAAAAAACTTGCTGCCGCAGGTGTGTTCCTGCTGGCATCCCTTTCAATTGCTCATGCCGAACCTACTAAAGTAGGATTCATTTACGTGGGTCCAATTGGAGATCATGGATGGACATA